GTTAGTATCAATTACTGTGACTGATGATGATATTGGCAATCAAGTGGAGACTGAAACAACAAATGAGGTATGGGCCGAGGAAACCGGCATCAGACAGTCTGAATTTTACAACGCAGCCGTTGCCGGTTTGAGGCCTGAAAAGACCTTCATAATTTGGGCCAACGAATATACTGGCCAAGTTAAAGTTGAATGTAACAGCGTTAAATACAAAGTAATACGCACCTACATTAATCCGGCTAAGAGCGAAATGGTTGAACTAATCTGTGAGAAGGTGATCGCCGATGGCTAACGTCAACATCGACCACTTGCCCGGTGAAACCTGGGCGAAGATTAGAGTTTTGAAGATCCAAGAAATGGAGTGGTTATAAATGGCTGGAAGCAAAATCAAGATTTATAAAAATAACCCAACCGCAGGAGGCACAGACGGTACACTTGTTTCAAGTAGCACAGGTCTAAACCCTATCGAATCCGGCGCAATCAAAGTACCTGAATCAGGTTACGCGGAAGGAAACTGGATTAAACTTGCCGTGCGTTGTGATCCTGGCTACGAAACAGTTGAAGATTCTTCACGCCATGCGCGAATCAGTATTGTAGATTCAGAAAAAGTAACGATGTGGCAGCTTGCTCCTGACAATAGTGGACAGCCAGGGACGGCTGAAGATTGGGGAGACCCGCTGGATTTCTTAACAAAAATCGGTGCAACAAATACAATCTTCTGGGCCAGAGCAAGAGTAGCGTCTACGGAAGAACCGGCGAATGATGCAAGTGTGGATATTCAGGTTGCGGCAACCATAGGAGCAACAAGCTAGGGGACAAGCTAGGGGAGAGGTTGGTAATGGCGCAAATCAATCCATATGAACAAGGCGAAAAAGGGAAGTGGTGAGTAATCGTGGCTACTATAAACCCTAACCAAGATTATGACATTATCCATACCCTGACATTTTCAGCAGCGTCAGGAACCTGCCCGATAAGACTGCACAGGGGTTCTTCGTCTGCCACTTCTGGCACGGTATATTATCGTGCTGGAACCAGTGGAGACTGGACTACTCTATCTGTCTCAGGCACAAGCACCACTTTCCCGGTAACTTCCACTACAATGCAGGTAGCCCACAACTGGAATAAGTCAGGCAATAATTATATGACGCCTTCGTTCTATAATGCAAAAACAATAACTAGTATTGCCATTTCCCAAAAGTCGTTTTTGACTGGGACAATGGGGGATTATTTCATGTATTCCTATGCTGAGGGCTGTTCCTCCCTCACTTCGCTCGCTGTTCCAGATACCAGCAGTCTTGAGAGCGTGGGGGATTCTTTCATGGCCTACTATGCTCGGGGCTGCTCCAAACTCACTTCACTTGCTGTCCCGGACACTAGCGGTCTTACAAGCGTGGGGGATTCTTTCATGCGTTACTATGCTGGGGGCTGTTCCTCCCTCACTTCGCTCGATGTTCCGAATACCAGCAGTCTTGAGAGTGTGGGGAATTATTTCATGTATTACTATGCTGAGGGCTGTTCCTCCCTCACTTCTCTCACTGGCCCGGACACTAGTGGTCTTACAAGCGTGGGGAATTATTTCATGGCCTACTATGCTCGGGACTGTTCCAAACTCACTTCACTTGCTGTCCCGGACACTAGCGGTCTTACAAGCGTGGGGAATTCTTTCATGCGTTACTATGCTGGGGGCTGTTCCTCCCTCACTTCGCTCGATGTTCCGAATACCAGCAGTCTTGAGAGTGTGGGGAGTAGTTTCATGTATTACTATGCTGGGGGCTGTTCCTCCCTCACTTCGCTCGCTGTTCCAGATACCAGCAGTCTTGAGAGCGTGGGGGATTCTTTCATGAATAACTATGCTGAGGGCTGCTCATCCCTCATCGAACTGGTGTTGCCCGCTGTCGGCTGGTTCGAGGATAACAATGTAAACTGGAGTGTCCCCGCCGGTAGATTGGGGGTTCTCGAAGGGCATGTGCTTAATTCGGATGATTTAAGCAGTTGGAAGGCGTTAACAGTGTCAGGTAAAACGCTCTACACTAACTATATTCGCGACCCGGATCTTGTGTATTATGAGGAAGCACCTGAATATTGCGAATACGTAGCCGATCTTATTCGCACTATCATACAAAGTCAATCTTACAATGCTGACACGAAACGCTCTATCGCCCAAAGCCAGACTTACCAGGCAGACACTTTCCGTAAAGTCAATAAAGCATATCAATACTCTGCTGATACCGAACGCATAACGCTTAAAGACTATGCCTACAGCGCAGACACCAAGCGCAAAATAATTCAAGGGCATGTTTTCACGGGCGATACCAAACGGGCAACAATTAAAGAATATACTTTTACCGCTGATACCTTGCGGAAATTGCTGAAAAGTTACGAGTATCAGGCAGACATTTTACGGCAGGTAGTGAAATCCTATGACTATACAGCCGATGTACTTCGCAGAATTGCCGAAGAAGCAGAATATCAAGCCGATATGGTAAGACAGATAGTGATAGGGCAGGAATTTAAAGCCGATACACTAAGGCAAATCGTCATACAGCAGGAATTTACCGCCGATGCGATAAGACAGGTAATTCAATCGCAAGGTTATAATGCCGATACTAAACGGCAGGTGCTTAAAACCTACGAACATAATGCTGATACGTTGCGGAAAGTTTTAGCAGAACAGAGCTTTTCTGGAGACACCAAAAGGCACATTGTCCAAGATGCGCTTTTTAATGCCGATACCATACGGGGAATCATTAAAGGCTATGATTATACTGCTGATACACTTCGCAAAGTTTTGAGGGCGTATGAATACCCTGCCGACACCGTAAGACAAATCATAGCTGAACAAGAGTTTATTGCCGATGCTAAACGGCAGATAGCAAAGGAATTTCAGTTTAATGCTGATACCACAAGGCGAATTGCAAAAGAATATTCTTATCCTGCTGATGCTGAAAGAAAAATATTGCAGGACTACGATTATGCCGCCGATACGTTCCGCAAAGTCTTGAAAGTATACGGATATACTGCCGATGCCAAAAGGATGATAATCAAAACAGATGCCCATAACGCCGACCTGCTTAGGCGCATAGTGAAGGAATACGAATATTCCGCAGATACTATGCGTTTTGTGGTAGAATTGGGCATTTATGTGGGCGATACTTACAGGGTAGTCCGGGCGGATCAAGTTTACAGCGCAGATGCTTTAAGACAAGCTATCAAAGAATATGAGTTTATTGCCGATACCTTGCGGCATGTAATCATGCCGTATAAACAGCTAATTATTACAATGTCGATTCAGGAACGCCAAATAGATTTGTCTACTCAAGAACGAGAAGTAAAACTGGGGGTGGAGCTGATGTCCCTCATCGGGAATACAGTCAGACTAAAAGCAGAATTTAAGGATTTTAACGGGGAGCATGTGTCACCTGAGAATGTTAATTTGCGAATTTACGACGGCTACAAAAAACAAGTAGGTGAGGACATACCTGTGTTGCCAAGCGATGTGGGCAAATATCAATATGATTATGTGATACCAGACGTAATCGGGGCGCTATATTTTGAGTTTGTAGGCACAATTGGGGAATTGCCGATTTTAGGACGGGCTACCATAGACAGGAGGTGGATATAAGGTAATGGCTAATATCAACGTCGACCAGCTGGCTGCCGAGATAGCCAAGGGCCTAGCCGAATATTCCCAGGACGTAGTAGAAAAGGTCAACGCCAGCAGTGAGGCGGTTGGCAAGGCGGCAGTCAAGCGGCTCAAACAAACATCACCGAAACGATACGGCAAGTATGCCAAGAGTTGGACGATGAAAACCGAGCCAGAAGTAGGCCAGCCTCACAAGCGAATTGTACACGTAAAGGCGCCGCACTATCGATTGGCTCATCTGTTAGAAAAAGGGCATGCAAAGGTTGGAGGTGGTCGGGTAGAGGGTAAACCTCATATCAGGCCAGCTGAGGAAGAAGTAATCCGGGAATTTGCCCGGGAGGTAGAGGAGGCGATCAAGCGTGGATGAAGCGGCACTGTTTGCACTGTTAAAAACGACCAACCTGCCGGTGGCGTATCACCACTT